AGGCTCTGTGAAATTTACAATTTTTAGTAAAAGATTATCTATTGTCATCATCTAGTAAGTATACACTAACAAATATCAAAGGTCAACCTATAAGAAAAAAATAGGCCTCAATATTATTTAAGGCCTATGGTCGATCTTTTGAGCAGATTGATTATATACTAGCGTCTTCCATACCTGCAATGCGTAATTTTACAATATTTGTAATTTGCCACTGTTTCTGGTCGAGACCTTTTGTAATACCTAACCACTTGTTGCGTAGTAAAGCAAATTCATTGATAATTTTTTCCATATCAATGACATCTGCTTCACCTTCACAAAAACGTTCGCAATCACGACTACTTAAAGCACGTTGATAGTTTTCTAAGTACTTGCGAAAGAAACTACTCTTGAGTCTTCTGAGCTCAATGTTAAGATATTCCAATATTGCTTCAATTTCTTGCAGTTGAGCAAACCTGTGTTCAACTATTCCTGGCAATGCCGCACTGGCTTTCTCAACATTTCCATATAGTTTTACCTCTTTACGAGCTTCCACTAATTCTTGTTCGAAATATAGCACGGCATCAGGAATATTGCTGATGTCTTTGGCAATATCAGTATACCAACCCATTAATAATCCTCGTCTTCGTCAGAATAATTGTCTTCTTCTACCTCGTCAGACTCTTCGTCGAGATAATACTCGATTGCAGAATCTAAAACACTATCGACACCAGTTGCACTTTGCATTACACGATCACTGGTGCCAAAATCTGCCAGTAGATCGACATAACGTTCAGCTACGCTGTCAATAACTTTCTTATCAATGTAGTCTGCGAATAGCAACCAGATGTCACCGATTTGTGTTTCATTCAACATTTTCTTCTGTCTCCTCAGGAATGGTAGTTGTTGTATTTTTCAAATGATAATTTGCCATTATCATATCTAATTTATCATCTTTCCATTCTTTTCGGTACAATAAGGTTTCTTCTCCAGTAGTTGGATCAACATACTTTAGTCTGTTACCTTGTTGTGTTAATAGGCCTTGTTTTTCTAGCATATCAACCATACCGCTATAAGGATTCATTCCTGTTTCGTAAGGAATTTTAATTTGCACTGACTCGAAGGGTTTAGCATAACGTGTTTTCATAATCTTACATGCCGCACGAATACCATTCACTTCACTCGTCTTGTTGCCGTCTTCGTCTTCTTTCAACTTGAGCTTTTTCATAGCAACAACAATAGAACTTGCATAGACAAAGCCCTGTCCGCCTGAAATCTTGTCATCTGGATCGAACATATCTTGACTTGCGTATGTATGATTGGTACAAACCATGCCTACATTGTAATTACCAAACATGTTAACACAGTTACGAACAAGTGCTGTTAGTGCTTTAGGTTTGCGACCCATGTCGCCTTTCAAATCTCCCGCTTCAAACTGGTTGATATCGGTAGGGGTAAGCAACATACCCAATGAGTCTATGACAAATAAGACTTTAGGACGCTCGGTCATTTCTTTGTACTCTTTCATGAACTCGTGAATGGTTTTTGCCACATCATCGATCATAGCCATGTTGAGTTTAAGAAGTTTTTCTTCGCTAGTGTCTACACCTAAATCGTGTAACCATTTTTCATCTAGAGCATTTTCTGTATCAACTAGGATAACATAGATGCCTTGTTGTTGTGCGTTGCGAACTAGATTGCCTGAACAGATAAAACTTTTACCTGCACCAGATTCACCGGCAAACACAGTAACTTTACCTAGCGGAACACCTTTGTGGAAATCTCCGCTGATTAGATAGTTGAGCGTGTAATTGCCTGTGCTAATCCAATCTGTAGGATCGTTAAATCCAACACCTAACCCGTCGATCGACTTGGTTAGAGTTTTTCTAAATTTTGATAAATCGAAGGCTTTTGTAGCCATATTAAATCTCCTAAATGATTATAGGGGACCGAAGTCCCCTACCCGTGTGCTTACTTCTGACGATTGCGAATCATTGCCAAGATGTCTTGGGCACGACTATCGCCGCCTGCACTTGCTTCAGCTTTTGGTGCTGGAGCAGAAGTAGATTTAGCTACTGGTGCTGGTGCTTCGTCTTCATCAACGTCATCTGCTACTGGTGCAGATGCCTTAGGAGTTGCTTTGTTAGGATCGCCAGTATTTTGGCTCATACCTGCTGGTTTGAAATACTGTCCCCAACGATCCATGTCATATGGCTCGCCATCGACTGAAGCTTCAAACATTTCTTTCATAACTTTTAATTCAACTTCACCTGGTTTCTTAGGTAAAAAGTCGCTCAAGTTATAAAGACCATTTGCTTTGATAGCTTCGTTTTCTGCATCGCTCAATGGACGCTCACGACGTGCCCAACTTGATGTTGAGTAGTCTGCGTAACCACCTTTGCTTGTTTTCTTCATGCGATAGTCTAAACCATGCACGTAATCAGTTGGCAAATCTTCCAATTCTGGATCGACCAAAGCCGCACGAATTGATTGGAAAATCTGTGGACCAATAATGAATCTACGGATTGGATTTTCTGGAATTTCTTCTGCTTTTTCGCCAAGTCCGTCTTCAACAACGAAACCTTGGAAAATATAACTACGCTTTTTCCAGTACTTACGACCCATATCTTCCAATGCTGGATCTTTAAACCAACCACGAACTTCGGACAAAATTGGACATGTGTCGCCATACATTTCAACGCATGGAATTTGTACTGTTACGGGTTTGCTTTCTGATTCACCTTTAACGCCTGCGAATGGCAATTTGATCATTGCACGTTCGACCCAGAAAAAAGTGTTGTCGGAGTTACCATCTGGTAAAAATCTAAGTGTAGATTCTCCGCCTTCTTTTAAGTTCCAGAACGGATAAATTGATTTATCTCCGCCTGTTTTATTGTCTGAACCTTTTTGTTCAGATGCTTTTAGTTTTGCTCTAATTTCAGCTAAAGTTGCCATAATATTCTCCTATTGTTAGCCTTTATGTGCTTTTTATTTGCCTATTATCTCTTTAAGATCTACTTAAAGAAAAAGCGCATACATGTTATTGTATACGCTTTTATTTAGCAGAGCAAGAAGAATCTTGCCTGAAATGTGAGTATTTTACTCGTTTAACGATAATGTACTAGACTTACCAAACGATCAATTTCATCCAAACTGGCTGATTCTTTTACAGCTGGAATAGCCCCGGCTGTAGCTGTTGGTGTAGCACCTTGTGTTGTTTTAGGTGCCGCTGGAGCCGCAGGACGACCACGACTTTGACCTGCTTCTGCATCGCGAGGATCGGCTGGTTTACTTATAGTTTGAGCTGGTTGGCCTCCTTGACCACCGCTTGCCGCTCCTGGTTTTGCCAATTCAGTAGTGTAAGGTTTACCTTTCCAAGTAAATTGTTTTTCACCTGCTGAACGAGCTGCCGCAAATGCTTGGCTGAATGACATATTGTCACGATTAACTACACCTGGTGTAGCGCCACCGACTGCTGTATCTGGACCTCCAGGAATAGTTGTTGCAGGATCTGCACCTGGTTTAGTTCCATCTAATGCCGCACTACCGGTTGGTGTCGCTTGTGGCATCATTTCCCATTTTTGTGTTTGTGGATTAATTTTAGCAAGTTTGTTACCAGCATCATCGATAGCATAGGTTACGCCACCTTCCTCAGTACTGCCAGTAGAACCTGGAACCATTTGTTCACGGTTTTGTACTAAGGCCATATTTGCACCAGCGGCTGAATTCTTTGCGGCGTCTTGTGTTCGTACATCATCGCGTGATGTTGAATCGCCGTAATCGCGTCCGTTGAACCATGAGCTAGGACTTAAGAAACTCCACTCGTCAACTTTTTGTTCTTCGGCAACTAGTTTTTCTTTTAGACGTGCTACACGATCTTTTAATTCTGATTCAGTAATTTTTTTCATGATTAATTTCCAAAGTTAATTTTGCTCATGATGTTTTTCATCATGTCTGCGGGATTTATTTGTGCGCCACCGCCAGGCATTTCGATATTTTGATTAGGCATTTGCTGTTGTGCTGTTGCCATTTTATCACCTAATATTTTTTGAATATCTTGTCCAAGTGTTTGCATTGCCTGCGGATCATTTTGCATTGCCTTAAATTGTTGCATAAGAGTGTTCATATCAAATGATTCTTGATCTTCGCCAACACTTGCTTCATGATGTCCGGCTAGATGTTTAATACGATCTAACTCATGCCCGCTATGACTTGGATCCATCTTATCGATAATGTGTAGGACTTGATCTAAATCTTCTTGACTAGCATTTGGAAACTCGCCTTCTTTAAAACCTTTAATTATTTTAGTTTTAGCACGAGTTCCGCCGATAGTAAAGTTTTTATTTTCACGATTCCAAAAACCTGCAACGCTAGATAACATCTGATGTACACCGCTAGCATGTTCATTTGCGGCTTCTTGATCGCCGAAACCGCACTCCATAGGAGTTAATCCACATTCACGAATGGCATCGTGCAATGTCATAGTTTTGTGACCAAAGTCTAATTCATGATGTAGTTCAGCACCACATTCTCTAGCTTGTATAAATTTGGCCTTCATCTTTGACATGTTAGGATTTGCTGGTTTAGCACCTGAGCCTGGATTCATATCCATTGGAGGTAAATCTTTTTTAACAATTTCTCCGTGTTGGCTAGGAACAGGATTACCTGGTGTAGCTTGACTGCTAACACCTGCACCATTCATACCTTCATTTAATCCAGATAGCTTACGCAATCTTAAAATTTCTTCTGCTACCGGTGGAGGTGTAGGTGTTGCTTCTGGTCCTGGAGGAATTGCTTCTGCACCAGCTTCAGGTGGAGGTGTTGCTCCAAGATCCGGGGCTGGAGGTGTTGCTTCAGGTGCTGGAGGTGTTGCTTCAGGTGGGGGTGTTGCTCCAAGATCCGGTGCTGGAGGTTCTTCTTCGCCACCAATTTCTCCACCATCGCCGTTAAAATCAATCAAACCATTTTGCATAATTTCTGCAAGGTCACTATTGTTTTGTGCTAGGTCTGTTAGAATCATTTCAATAGTTGTACTAACATCTTTGTCAGATTCATCTTTAGTTAGACTAACTAACTCATCGATTTTTTCTTTAAATTCTGGAATTGGAATTAGTTTGGTCAATTCTTCTAAATTAACTCCGCCTATACCAGTTGATACATCAGTTTTGAAAAAATCATTTAATTTTTTAATTGCATTTTGTTTAACAGTTGGATTAATATCTAAAATACCTTGACCGTAATCGTCTTCGTCACTTTCTGCAATGTTATTAATAAAACTTTCAAATGCTAGTTCAGGATCATAAGATTCTTGTTGAGGTGCCGCTTTGTAGAACATACCATTGTTGCCTAATTCTACAGTTACCGGTGCTATACCTCGTATACCGATAGCGGCTTGTGGAACTTTTACTACCGGACCGGTGCCTGGACCAGTTTCAGTATGCCCAGCAAATTTATAATCTTTGCCACTTACAGTAATTGTGTAAGGTGCTGGAGAACCTTGATATTCCGCACTCCATGGTTTACCTGAGGGGCTACTAGTAGCTGGAGCTGGAGCTTGTGAACTAGTAGCAGATTGTTGTACTGCTAGTCCTGCTTTTTGTAAAGCGGCAGTTGTAGCTGGGCCAACTTTCATAGCGCTTTCTGGCTTGCCATCTATTACTAGAATATATGGAGCCATAGTTCTGTAAATAGCGGTGCCGCCGTTAGCATGTTGATTTCTTGTAATGTAAGTATTAGATTGTGTATCTAATACAGCTGGAAGAGTTTCTCCTGCTACTTGAACGGTGGTTAAAGTAAAGCCATCTCCGAGATCTTTGTCTCCAGCTTTTGCATTTTGCTGTTGCTGAACCATTTGATTCAAAGCCATTTGTTTCTCAGGTGTAAATCCGTTTGGATCAACTTTGCCGTCTGCACCCAATGTAATACCGCCTTCGCCTAAAATATCATCTGCTGATAGTTCACGAACTGGGATATCACTTTCGTCAATTAAACGGAAGATATATGGGAATGATTGTTTTAAGTCTTCATTAAATGTACGAATTGTTAATCGATCAATAAAGTCATTTAAAATTTCTTCTGGAATCATTTCTTCGTCACGGGCTGTAAATGATTCTGCAAATGCTTGATAATATGATGGACGTTGTAGGCTGTTTACTTCTTTTTTAATTTGTTCAATGCGTTCACTAACTACATCTGTTAAGCCGCCTACTGCTTCTGACAATGCTTCGTTACGACCAACATAACCTTTAAACTTACGTAGTTGTGCTAGTTCTTCACTTAGACTACTAATGTGTTTGCCAATAGCATCGTATGGTGTGCCACCTGCTTTGATGTGTTCTGCTAGAGCGCGAGCACCGTTAAGATGTTTGTATGGATATTTAAAACGTTCACCATCTGCATTCTCAACATAAATTGATTCAATATGCATTGTACGACCTGCGGCTAGATCTAAGTTAACAGGCTGGCTGTGTTTAACTACTAGACGTGCTTCGCCTAAATCTTGATAGCTCATTCGAGTCGTACCATACATCTTATTTTCCATAATAGGGTTCATTGGTTCTTCCTTGGGTTTCGCTCTAAAAGTGTAATCTCTTTTGTCTAAACTGTCCTTGCCAATGTTTTGCAAGTTAAAATTTAACAAACGATCTTTAGCAAATTGTCTGAAGCTACGAAAAAATTTAAATGCACCAGGATGTTTACTGTCTGCCAAGTCACCGCTGATTTCTACAATAATTCCATCATCCTCATCTAAGGTAATGCTAACTGTTCCTAGACTTTCACCATTTTCTTTATATTCAAATTCAAAGAAACGGGCGTGTGGTATGTCCTGTTTTCTTTCTAAGACTTTGCCGCTTTCATCTCCAATTTTGATGTTGGAAAAGCGTGTTTGTATTTTACCATACAAGTCTTGTGCTATTTTATCTAAATTTGCGTTCATGTTATATTTATCCTAGCCCATGGAGATGTATATGGGCAGAGGTGGCTCGTAATCTTCATCTATAGCCCAATCGCTCTGTACTCTTAAGCGTTCGAACACTTCAGGATTCCATTCTGCTAGTAGCAAGCTCATGCGTATAATTAACAAAAACGCAGAAACCAAGTCATCATGCTGTCCTTCTTTAGCGGCAAAACTAGTAGCTTTGGCAATATAGCCTTTGAATTCAGCTATTAGTGGGCGACTGTTAAACACACATTTGTCTTCTTCGATTAGGTATTTGGCCTTGGCACAAGTGGCTATTTTGCTACCGTGAGTTGTGTTAAATCCCTTGCGGAACTTTTTAACATGTCCTTTGCGTAAAGGCTCACTTAAGAATAATCCTGGGAATGTTTCTTCGCCTAAATTGTCAATAACTACTAGGGCACTTTCACCAACTGTGTTATTTTCTACACTCCAATAGATGCTATTATAGTCATCTTCACCGCCCATTTCATCGCTGATATATTTTAATATATCTCTAAGTATTTTAACCTGCTGTTGAATAGGGGTAATATTGTGTTGCCATTCTGCTATCTGTATCATGTTGGGCATTTCAAATACTTGTATAGCACCATAGTCTCCGCCCGTACCCAGGCTAGGATCTAGGGCAACAAGATAGACTTTGTCTCGTTCTGGTTTCTTCCACCAGCGTACTTGCCCCATCTTAAATGCAGGCTCGCGTCCTATTAGTTCACTTAGTTTAATACTGTTGACTAGAGTTTCGTCAAAGACTAAGAATTCACAACCATACTCACGACGGAAACGTTCCTCACCAATACGACCCATCTCAGTTGCTTTCCATTCTTCACCACGATCCGGATGTTCCCACCAATCGGCTTTAAATCCATGGAAGCCATTGCGTCCTAATCCATCATCTCTAGTGTTGCCAAATTCATCAAACTTGTCCTGACTTTCTTTCCAGATAATAGCAAATTCATCTTCGTCACTGTTAGGTGTGCTGGTAATAATCGCACGTCCACCAGTTGCTAGTGTAGGGCTGATTGATGTCCAAAATTCTGTAGCAATATTAGGCTGTAGGAACGCAAACTCGTCACAATATAGTAAGGATATGGACATACCACGACCAGTATTGCCAGTAGTAGTAGCTGAAACAATTCTTGATCCGTTGTCAAAATCTATACTCCCTTTGTTATAACTTACAACACCCGCTCTAATATAATCAGGGCATAATTCGTATCCATAACGAATACGTTGCATAATTTCTTGTGCGCCTGTGTATTTGTGTGCGGCAATTAGAATAGTTTGGTCTGGATGAAACATAGCATACCATAGCAAGTATGCTGATGCACAAGTTGTCTTACCACTTTGACGTGGTAGCATATTAATGTTAAAACGAAAATTATGATATGCACTTAATAAACGTTCCTGATACTCGTAAGGTTCAAATTTTACCTTACCTTTAACAGGATGTTGTATGTGAAAAAAGTTCTTGCTAAAATGTAAGTAACCAGACTCTGGGTCCATACACGCGGCCATGTCCAGGACTTCTTGTTCTGTAAACTTTTCTTTTGTGTGCGCCTTTTTGGTTAAGACGCCGTCTAATGATTTTGCCATAACGTTATTTACCGAAAAAAATAGCTCCCTAAGGAGCTATTTGGCACTATCGGACAGAGTGCTAACTGCGACGAAATTTATCCGTTTAATCTCTTGTTTAATTCTAGCATAGCATTTAGTTCTGCACTTTCATTCACTTGCTCTGGCAAGTTTGGAGTATGATGCTGACCTAAACTTGATTGAATATCATTTTTCATACGATTTCTTCTATCAGCTGTGAGTTTTCCTTTTGAGCTGCCTTTGCTAGATATACTACCATACCCCCAGCTTTCGGGATCGTTGTGTTTTTTAGGTAAATTACTTCTACTATCTAATGGATCGGTCCAATGTGTATCTCTGTCAAATGTAGAGCGTTTTTGACCTGGATCTTTTTTAGGTCTTTCTTTTATACCGTATCCGTAATCTATGCTATCGTAATCATCACTGTCGCCTTTCTTTTGAGTAAACAGTTTACCTT